GCTTTCTTAGGTTTTGAAGAAGTTGTTGGTGATGGTAAAAACTTGGCATTACAAGATATTCGTTTTGCAAGAACCATCAATAGAATTCAAAAATCTATGATTCAAGAATTAAACAAGATTGCAATTATTCACTTGTTTATTTTAGGTTTTGAAGATGAATTAACAAACTTTACATTAGGATTAACAAACCCATCAACTCAAGCTGATTTATTAAAGATTGAGAATTGGAAAGAAAAAATCCTTCTTTATAAAGATGCTGTGTCTGACCCTGGTAACGGTATTCAAGCGGTATCAACAACGTGGGCTAAAAAACATATTCTTGGATTTTCTGATGAGGAAATCAAATTGGATATCCAACAACAAAGAATTGAAAAAGCGGTTGGTGCTGAATTACAGAAAACACCTGAAGTTATTATTCATACAGGTATCTTTGATAACATTGATAGATTGTATGGTAAGAAGCCTGGTGAGGTTGCTGCACCACCTGCTGAAGGTGGAGATATGGGAGCACCACCAAGCGATATGGGTAGTTTAGGTGGATTAGGTGGAGGAGGTGGAGACATGGGAGCACCACCAGAAGCTCCCGAGGCACCTGAAGCACCTGCAGGAGGTGAAATCACACCTGAAAGTAGAATGAATGATTTGAATTTAATTTTGGAAGATGATTTAATTAGTGGTAGAGATGAAATTGATTTATCAAAAGGTAGAACATCAATTAATGAAATTGAAACCAAACTAAATGAATTATTAAATAGTTAAGATATTTATTGATATGAGAAATTTTGGATTATTAAAAAGTATTGTTGAAAATGCTTTGGTTAAAACATACAAAACCGAAGATTTTAAACAAATTATAAAAGAATTTAGAGATTTTATTAAGGACAACAAATTTGTTGGTGAACTGTATGTTGAATATGGTTCCTTAATGAAAACTAAAGGATTAAACGAAGAGGTTGCAAAAGAATTTTTGGGACTTTCTGTTGATTTTATTAAATCAACAATTAACAATAACAAACGTGAATTTGAACAATTTGATGCTTGGGTTGAAACATTGGGTGAAAATGTTGAAAACCAATATGAGTTATTAGATAATATGGTATTTGCCAAAACGGCTGATGATTTTACTAAATTGGTTGAATCAAGAAAACAAATGTGGAAGTTGATGTCTGATGCGAAAGAAGAATCAACATTAACTGAATCAATTAACATCCCATTGGAGTCTATGTTTGGGGTTGCTGCTGACACATTCGCAAAAGAATATTCACAATTAAGTGAATCAGAATTATTTGAATTAAAATCAATTTTAAGAATGTCCCAAGATGAATTAAATGAGGGAATTGAAAGATTGAAAACTGAAGTTCTTGGAAAACTTTCAATAGTTAACGAAAGTGATGAAGATACAAACAAGAAACTTAATGAAACAAAACAAAGAATTGAATCAACACCAATTGATTCCATCTCGTACTACAAACTGAAAAAATTGTCAGAAGGACTTTAAAATAAAAACCCCTCTTTTGAGGGGTTTTTTGTTATTCAGCCTTTTTGTCTGAACCTTTTGAGAAAATCTTCTCAACAACTGTAAGACCCAATCCACCACCAGCAATTAAACAAAGAGCATCAAACATGTACTCGGGTGTTGCACCGTCTTTAGAAGTAAATGTTGCAACATAAGTTAAGATAATTACGTTTAATAAAGTGAATAAAGATGCGAATCTTTTTGATGAAACGTCAGAACCGTTTCCTAGTAAATTCATAATAAAGTTTTTCATATTCTTGGTATTTTGTTACCAATAAATATTAGTCAATGTTACTTTGGGCGATTTGTTGTTTGTACTTAGCCTTTTTTATTTGTTCTCTTTTAAGAGTTGATTTTTTCAAATACTCTTGTTTAGCACGAAGATGTTCAATTTGTTTTGTTTTGATAACTTTGTGTTTGTAACGTTTTAAAGCTTTTTCTAAACTTTCACCTTTTCCTATTATTATTTTTAGCATACAAAAAATGTGTGTTATTGATATAAATATACAAATAAATTTAAATTTGTTAATAAGTATTTTTTTATTATATTTTCACTACAACAAATAAACATTTCACAAATGAAAAAGAATGAAAAAAGGAAAAACATCAAAATTGGAATTATTCCAAGATGCTAAGTGTTATTACGGTAGTGTGGACGCGACAGAATTAAAATCAATTTATTTAGTATTACAAACATGGGTTAAACCAACACAAGAAAAAGATAATTGGGATAGAGTGGTTGGAACAATATCTCGTAACATAAAACATAAAGTTTTAGAAATTTATAATAAATCAATATTCAAAGAACATTGTATTGTTGATTTAGATTTAAGGACAAGTGGAATTAAAATTGACAAAGCAAGTTTTTTAAATCTTGAAATAACATTTTTTACTAAAGAAAATCTTGAATTCAAATCGGACGAATTATCAAATGAACTTAACCATATATTAAAAGAAGTTCATGACAATGTATTAAAGAAATCAAAATATTTTACCATCCAATATGCCAAAAGTAAGTTAAAAAGTAAAAACTTTGAGATATTCTAATATTTATTAATAAATATTTTAATATGAAGATACTTAAACCGAATGAAATAGGTAAAGGAATATTGATAGAATATGATGCAGGTCATATATCTATGAAAAATGCCGTAGATAATGATTTTGTTAATGAACAAAAATCACAATTAGACCACTCTAAACCATTTGTATTTTACGCAACATTACAAAAGTATGGTACACCAAATAGAAATGGTCGTGTATACCCTGAAAATATATTAAAAAGAGAAGCTGAAAAATATAAACAAACAATATCTAAAGGTTTGGCAACATCTGAACTTAACCACCCTGAATCATCTTTGATTGATTTGGACAGAGTATCACACATTATTGATGATATATGGTGGGAGGACAATGTTCTTATAGGTAAACTAAGATTGTTGACAACACCAGGTTTTCATGAAAGAGGTATTGTATCATCTAAGGGTGATGTAGCGGCGAACTTAATGAGACAAGGTGTTACAATGGGGGTTTCTTCACGTGGTGTTGGTTCCTTAGCAAAAAAAGGTGAACATAATGAAGTTCAAAATGATTATGAAATGATTTGTTTTGACTTAGTTATGAATCCATCTACACCAGGGGCATATCTATTTGTTAATAAAGATGACCGTCACAAATATGATGAGAATCTTGAAGAAGAAAAAAAATCAAAAGAAAATGGAAGAATTGATGGTGGTATTAGTAAATCGCTTGACTTAATGGGAAAATTAAACGATTTTTTGGGATATAGATAAAATTATTATTATGGACGAAAAATATTTTGTAGCAAAAATTCAGTATGACCTGATTGATGAAAACTCAGGAAAAATCAAAAAAGTTAGAGAAGAGAAATTAGTTAAAGGTTACAGCGTAACAGACGTTGAAGCGAAAGTAACTGAGAAATTTAAAGCGTTTCAACACGATTGGCGAATAACGGCAGTCAGTGAAAGTAAAATTGACGAAGTTTTTGAGTAAGTTAAAACCCGAGAAATCGGGTTTTTTTTATTTTATTATGTCACCATTTATGATTTTTTTGATTAAGGGCATATTTATAGTGTAAATAAAAAATATTTTATTATACAAAAAATGAGCGAAAAAAAATCATTAGTTGAGGAAGCGTTGTTACAAATGAAAAATTTGGAACACGTTGTCACTGAAAACGCAAAAGGAATACTTGCTTCTACAATGAAGGAAGAAATCGAAGAGTTGGTAAAAGAGTCTCTTGATGAGACTGAAATGTATGTTGAAGATGAAGATGAAGATTCATTGGATACTATGGGCATTGAAGGACCTATGATGGGTGATGAAATGCCTGATGATTCAGATTCTATGAAAATGGATGACATGGGATTAGAAGATGATGAGGATGATGAGGATGAACTAGAACCGTTAGATATGACGGGAGCATCTATGGAAGAAATTATGGCAGTACTTAACGGTATGGGCGATAATGACGGAGTTATCAT